CAAACGATGTCGTATCCAATTGAATCTACTGTTGATGCCCAGTATAAAATCATAGGCTTTGTCGCCCAAGAAACTGAGCCATGGAGCAAGTCTAGTAATACCATCAAACAAGTCACCATGTACCACAAGGTAGTGCTTGCCATCAGCGCCAACGTGTTCGATCATGTTACAAATTTCCACGGTACCAAAACTGGCACCATACGGTATCATGGGTCGCAAAAATTCATCATGATTGCCAGCAACATAAACAACCCTAGTACCACGCTTGGCATGCCCCAGTACACGTCTAACTACGTTGGTATGGCTTTGTTTCCAGCGCAGTCTATTTTGTTGCATCTTCCAAGCGTCGATTATATCGCCCACCATGTAAAGTGTTTCACAGGTGTTGTGCTTGAGAAAATTGTTTAGGGCTTCGGCTTTGCAGTCTTTGGTACCGAGATGCACATCTGATATAAAAATACTGCGATAAGTCTTCATACAGTATTTACAGATATTATACGGGAATAATATTACAGTTGTATTACACAAAAAAAAGGATCCGAAGATCCTTGTTTCTGGTTACGAGTTCCAGAGTGCACTCTATCGTTGTGCCCGGTTAAATTTATTTATGATTCATTATATTACAATATTATTACTGGAACAAGAAAAAAAGAAGCGGTATACTAACAATTAAATACTTGATGTTTTTCAAACTCTCAAAAACCCAAGACAATAATTTTCCTGTTTCTTTTTATTTCAATGATCTATACCTCAATGTCGATCAAGGTTGGAGCGTAAAAGAAACTGACGAAAATGTACTTGTATACAAAGGATACACAATTGAATCCAATTTGGCAGATCAATTGGATACCATTGTTGACCAACAACTGCCCACGTTCGCGGGCAATTTTTGTTTATTCCAGTTTGATAAATCCAACTATTCGGTTACTATAAAAAACAGTCGAGATAGAAGTTTTCCAATTTACTATTCGCAAACAGATTTTGCTATCACAAACTTATCCAAATTGGAATCAACAGTTTGGAGCGACAAGATTGTTTCGATAGATAAAAATTTAAAGATTTCAGAATACAAATTTGATGCCGTTGGCGATATCGATACGGATACACTATCCCAAGATGCAGTTGTGCAACAGTTATACAATATCTTGTACCAAGACGTATATCGTTTTCTAAGTCACAATAAATTACCCGTTAAGGTATTCTTATCTGGCGGAGTTGACAGTATGCTGGTTTACAGTTTTGTCAAAAAGATCACCAAAGATTATAAATTGGTCGATGGCAATTATTTTGAATACGATGAATTTTGGTGTCTTAATCGTAATACGATAGTTGAGCAATACTGGGGATATAGCCAACTGCATCATTGGCGTGCTCCAACCTTGCTGACCAGTGGTGCACCCGGTGACGAATTCTTATTGAGATCTCCAACTACTGCAAATTTATTTTTAATGCATCACGGAACTAATATAATAAATCTCTTGGATCGTCCCAGTCTACATCAAAAATATTTTTCAAAAGACAAGCATTTGGCAATTTTTAACCAGCAGATATTAAGCAAAGAATCAAACGATATTGCAAAAGATAAATCAAAACTCTTTTATCAATTATGCGATATCAATTTAAATGATTGGCAACATTGGCATTTGGGAAATACCTTGACCTTTACTCCGTTACGCAACATCGAGTTATTTAAGTTGATGTTGCGGTTGCCATTGGAATCGGCAATTGGTCAAATCTTAGATAGCACTATATCTAAACAACTGATAGCCATGAACGACCAATCACTTTTACAGTATTTGAGCACAGATAAAAATTACGATTCATTTAATAATCTGTGGCCCTATTTGAGCAAGAACATTTCGGCAACCTCGGGACAATAGTCTTTGATGTTTATATTTTTTGCTTGATCCATTGTTGATACAAAGTTTTTAAATTTTTCAAACTTGTTCTTGTCCCACTCGGCAGTTTTTAAATTAGTTATAATTGAATCAACAGCATTAGACACATGTGATCGTTGTCCGGATTCGATATCGGCATCTTCTAATATTTTTAAACAGTCTACTAGAGAATTTATCACAGGCAATCTACAATCCATTGGTATTAAAGATTCGTCCATGTATTTGGTGTGCACATTTTCGCCGGCACTGGCAAATCCAAACGTAACTACCTCGGGCCAATCAGAAATCAACAACGATATCAATTCGGCTAGATAAAAATAGTTGTATGTGCTGAGAGTGATATTAACTCGTAATTTTACATTATCAAACTGTTTACATCGATTAAAATTTTCTAATACAACGTCCCACTCGGTTCCGTATCTGATATATTCTGCAGGCTTTCCAACAGCATCCATACTGAACACCAGTGTAAGTGTTCCGGGATAATTTTTTATAAAGTTATAATCAATGTATGATCCATTGGTAAAAATCAAAAGATTACTTTTAAAATTATAGGGCACCATCCATTCAAAAAACTTTAGACAATTCTTGTCATAAAACGGCTCGCCGCCTAGCACAACAATGTCTTTTATTTGATCCTTGATCGGCAATAAAAAATCAAAATTGTTTAACGAGTTGCTGATAATTGGAATGTTGGATTGAAGATTTGCTTTGCGATAAAAATCTCGAACTCGACTGCTTGCCGAAGGCCAACAAGTTTGGCAAGCAAAATTACAAACACTTCCGGGTCTAATCTCCAGTGTAATATCATGGTGTTTGTAATTTTTATACGCATTGGCTCCGCCTAAACGCACACTGGCACTGTTATTATTTTTTTCGTTGTTCTTGCATTTTACGCATTCGTCGGGCCAAATTTCTTTTTCAAGTTGGTCTTTTAATTTTATTATCTGTTTGGAGTTGTGCCAAGTTGTTAAATCAACTTGACTTAAATGATTGTTTGCGTTCCACTCGGTTGTTGAAGTAAACGCACAACACGGGCGAACAATTTGGTCATAGCTTAATGCAAGGCCATGACTTAAAAATTTGCATTCCAAACTAAACTCCGGGACCTAAAAATATTTGAACGCTTTTTTCGCCCACACCCAAAACACATGCAATTTTATCATTGTATTCGACCAAGCTCCAAGTTCGAGTTTTGGTGTTGGTGAATAATATATATTTGTTATTGTCGCTTGATATACCGGTCCAAAATGGTTGTTCATTTGAGTCCTGTGTTAATCCCTCGATTACTGTTTTGGGGTCTGCACATAATACAGGCTTTTTACTTTTGAATGGTTCTCGGGCGTGTGCTACTAAGCTGATTAGGATTAATATCGACACCACTGCTAATTGACGCATAGTGGCTCCTTTAAGATATTTATTTGATCAGTTTTTCGTTGATTGATTTTTCACATGCACCCGCAGATTCGGGCATGATTCTCAATTGTGTGCCGCATCTATATTCACAGAAACGTCGTCCACGATCATCTATTATGGTACTGATTAGGGCGCAACTTTTTGCTTCGGCAACTATTGGTGTTACATCGCCAATTGTGATATTGACTGTTTTGGGAACAAAAGGGGCAGCAAGGGCCGCAGCCGTTGTTACCCCTACAAGTAATTTACTTGGTTGTTTCATTTAAAAGTTAAGTCTAAACTCCGCTTGTGCAAAGTTACTGTGTTGCCACTGTGAGTCAACTCGTTGTGCTTGACCAATTGCCTTGATCAATACGCTACTGTTGGTGGTTGTCTTGTAACTTAGGCTTGCACTGGCACGGACAACATCCTTGCTATCCTTACTTATCTCTTCATTGATGGCCCAGTTCTTGCTGACGGGTGTGTTGACAACAACTCCGCCTTCGCCAACATAAGCCACATTACGGTTTGCGGCAAAACCGGCAGCACCTAGCGCACTACCAGTTTCGTTGACCGCGCCGGTGTTGGTATAAGTTGCACGGTCTCCCGCAAATACACGAATGCCGTAGTAGTCGGGAGTATAAACTCTAGCACCAAACCATTCTTCAGTTCCCTTGTATGTGCCCGAATTAACCAGATTCAATTCAGCCAAGGTGTGTGTTGCTGTGTAGTTGTTTACACTTGCACCATAATCAAATTTCAACAACCAATTGTCAATAGATTTGACTGCATAGATATCGATCATGTCTTTGACAAAGTTACCACTGGCTGTGTTATCACCAAGCGCCATGTTGTTGTCGGCATGATTATACTGCCATCCTATCAACAGTGTAGGGCTTTCCAAACGCTCCATGCCAACACCTTGTATGTGTGCAGTGGTGTTGTAACCGTTTGTGCCAGTTTTCATCATCATGTCGTTTACATATACATCGGTATCGGTGCCATTACGCATTGTGATTTTACCATTTGTGATAACTGTACGTGTAAATGGATCACTGTTGACTGCATGGTTGATGTCATCACTTTGTTGACGCATTTGTGCATACATGTCAATACGTGTTGAATACATTTGATCTGTAGTTGCACTAGATGCCGTAACAGTTTGGCTTGTGGTTGTAACCACTTGATTTACAGTATTGGTAGTAACTGTTGCGGCTCCTACAGATGTTGTTGTAGAATTATCACTGTATGTTGTAACTGTTGTAGGTGTTGTGGTAGTAGTTGTTGTGATGGGTGTTGTAGCAGTTACAGTGGTTGTTACTGGAACCACTGTGGTAACCACTGTGTTCTTGTCAATATTGATTGTGGTAGCGGCCTGTTGCTTGCCATAAGCGACTACAGCGCTAACTGCCGGAGCACCATTGACCACTGCGGTTACTGTGGTTGTAGCACCTGTAGTAGTCACTGAATTGGTTGCAGTGGTAGTTACCGAACTCTGTGGAGTAGGTGGACTTGGCGTGTTATTATTTGCATTGGCTTGCGCCGCAGTTTGACCACTTGACAATGGCAATGTTGTTGCAGGAACATAGTTGGACAATTGTGTGCTTGTAGGGTTTTGTACAACATTGGTAAATGATGCACTACCACCTAGGCTATAACCCTGTCCTGTGGTAAACAATGTGCCCCACATACCAGCACCGTTATAAAATATAGCTCCATTGGCCAAGGCTGAAAAAGTACCAGTATTGTCAATCACACGTACCTGTGTGCCATTGTTGTATACTGCTAGACCATATGTGCCTGGATTGGTTGTACTGTTAAAAAACTGCAAGTAATCACCAGCTGACACATAAGCAGCAACTTGTTGTTGTGTTAGTCGAGCATTTGTGGGCTGACTTGCAAATAGATAGTTGAAACCCGACGCATTCAATGTGCCATTGGAAATATACCATTGCACATCAAACACTTGGTTAAAACTGAATTCTTCTGTTGTGATTTGGGCTTGTGCCGATATCGCGGCGACAATGAACGATAAGGCCACAATGGCCTTCGAAAAAACATTACGCATTTTTAGCTCCTTATTGTTATTTTTATATGTCTATAAAATGCACTAGTATTTACACTGTGCCAATAAGGATTTAACTGCTAGTTATTTGTCTTCGGCGATCCAACGGAACCAATCACACCGTTGTAGTAACATGGCCATTTCGTTTGCGGGAATTTCGGTTTGCTTTGCAGCAAACTCCACAAAGTAGCTCCAGTCCTGTACTACATTATCTCGGCCACTGCACCACTGTTGATACATTTTGTGTAGCATACGTTCATTTATCATCTTTGGTCTCCTTGGGAGTTCGTACTTGATCCTTGGCTTGCTTCATTCTACGTTCAGTAGCAGGCGTAAGATTTTTTGCGGAAAGGTGTTGCGGGGGATTTTTGGGACGGGGCTTTCGATTGAACCAGCTCATATGCTAGTATTTAATCCTATCCCCTATATATTTAAATACTAATTAGAAAGGAACTCATATAATAATGAAAACAACCGAGTTCATAGAATTGCTCCACGAGATTGGGGCAGGTAAGGTATTTGCCTTTTTTATTGGTATTGGGGCACTGGCTGCGTTAATCGCTCTCACTGTCATCTACTTTCACGTGCACAGCTGATGCATCCTTTAGTTGTCTATATCGTATGTCTGCTCTGGTATTTGCTTCTTCTAGCACTCTAGCAATTTCCTGTTTGCGTATAATTTCCAATGTGGCTCGTGCACTGTCACTTTTCCATTCGGGGTGTCTACGTTCGGCATCGTGTGCAATCACGGCCATTAATGCTCCAGTAAACAATAGCAAGAACAAAAAGAATCCACCAATGTAAGCATCGGCCTTGAGTTGTGCCATGAATCGAGCATGACGTCGAGCAGCACTTGCTTCGGCGCGAACTTTTCTTTGTAAATGAACTTCTTGTTGTTTGCCCAGTTCCTCCATCATTTTGTTGACGTCGGTCCATAACGCTCCCAGTTCAGGCGGGCTTTGATATACCACAGTTTCACGCAGGTCCACCTGCATCTGTTCCAATTTCTTTTTCATTAGCACACGTTGTAGTGCACGCTTACCTAGACTGGCATCACCGGTGTATAACTCGTCTTTGCTGTGTTTTTCTTCTTCGGCAAGGATAGTTCGGCACTTGTGGTAGTTGTCAAAGAATTCGCCCAGCTTTTCGCCTATCTCGGCATAGATGTCGTCGGTCTCGCCACCCTTTTTGTTGAGTTCAACCACACGATTCTTTTCTTCTATGTACTGTTTGCGTTGTTCGGGAGTGGGCGGCTTGTCTTTGTGTGCTTTGCTGAACTGATCGTCAAGGTCTTTGAGTACGGACTTGACATCGCCAGCCGCTCCCTTGATGTCTTTGTATAATTGACACCCCTTTTTAATGGCTTGAACTGCACCATTAGCAAGGGCAAACAGTGTTAATGGATCCATTTCCCAAAGCCCCTTATTTATTATTTAAGAAATTTGGTAAAATAATTAAACGTTAATAGAACTTAAATGCAATAACAACTATTAACTATAAATACACTAACAACTATTAACTATAAATACACTAACAACTACTGTATCTAAAAGGAAATACCATGAAACAACCAATTCGTTTACGTTGGGTTCTAGCCCATGTGCCATACGATTTATTCTTGCGCTCGGCCAATATATTTGCAAAAAAAGTCAATGAAAAAAGTCAAGGACAAATTGAAATTGAAATTTTAGGTGCTGACGAATACGTCGACAAGTACATGAGCGCCGAGCAAGTTGATACTGTAGAAGGTGTACAATTTGCCAGTTTGGTAAACGACGGTGTTGTAGAAATGAGCCAAATGTATAACACTACATTGGGCCACTACAACGATCAATTGAATGTGTTGGAATTACCGTTTTTATTTCGTGACCACGATCACGCTGCCAAGGTGTTAGACAGTGAAATTGGTCTAGGTATGTTGGGTGATTTGGCCAAGAAGTCAAACATTCGAGGCCTGGCATTTACATATTCGGGCGGTTTCCGCATGATTGTTGGCAACGAGCCAGTTAGCGTAGACAGCATCAAAGGACAAAACATTCGAACCAGCAGTAGCCGTGCTGCCAAGCAAACATTCACCGAACTAGGTGCTAACCCGGTCAATGTTCCAATTTACAAAACAACTCAAGCACTGCGTGATGGCACAGTTGACATTGGTGAAAACACTTGGGCTCGTTACTTCCGTACCGATGTAGATAAAGTTGCTCGTGTTGTTACAAACAGCAAACACAGCTTATTTTTAACTGCCATCATCATTAACGAACAAGTTTGGCAATCGCTGAGTCCAGAAATGCAAGGTTGGATGCAAGAAGCGGCTTTAGAAGCTGCCGAAAGCGAACGTCAAGAAAGTTTAGATGACGGTGACCAAGCAATGGCACGTTGTGTCCAAGAAGGAATTCCGGTCATTGAGTGGGACGATGCCGAAGTTGCTCGTTATAAAGCTCTAACCCAGCCGGTATATGACTATTTCAAAACTCAGCTTCCGGCCGGATTGATCGAGTCTATTCAGACTATTCAATAAAGTAGGGCGGGGTTAAACATCCTTTAACTCCGGCCATTAAATTACTTTCGTTTTTCCAAAAACCATTTTTGACTCGACTCAGTATCGAGTCAAATTCATTTACGCCGGCCAAGAATCGTTGACTGCTTGTTGTGGTGTTGTTCAAGTACCAACTATCGCGCAGGCTCAATATAGGACTACGTTTCTTTCCCACACTGAATGTAGTAATATCCCATCCCGGATAAATTACTTGATGTAGTCCGTGATTGGTCAAATTCCAATTGGTATTATTTCTAAACACAGATCCAAACGGACTGTGGTCTTGTGTAAAGTTGATGTCGTTTAACGGCAAGGTGTGCAGTGCCTTTTTGACCACGTGAGCTTGCTTGACCAAACCCTGTGTAAAATCAGGACTCCAATAAAATAATTCGTCATACCATCCCGGAAAGTCTTGTTGTTGTATCAGTGGGCTTACACAATTATCAACCATGTCTTGGAATCTTACAGCATATCGTCCGTTGATCACAGACAAACGAGGTTTTTCTGCGCCCCATATAAAACACAAACGTTTGCCACTGGCAATAATATCTGCGTAATCTTTTACGACCTTGCGTAGATAAACACGACTAAAATTGTTGGGACTTATGCAAGTATTTTGTTGATATATAAAATCAAATTTAATCTCGGGCATGTTGTATATGTCGTCAATCAAACGCGATTGATCTATTACCCTGTGTCGTATATGTGTGTGTTGCTGGGTAATCTTTTGGCTCCACGGTATTGCCACCTGTACAACTTCGCTATTGAAGTTGGCATCTACATCGCCGCCATCGCCTTCTAGACTGTAAAATTGTGCTATTTCGTCTAGTTTGATGTCGTTATTGATAAAAGTCTGCAATATATTTGTACTGTCAGCACCGCCACTGTAAAACAACACTAGATAATCGTATTGATCTCGTATGCGTTGTGCCCGTTGTCGATACAGTTCCAACAACGACTCGGCAGGTTCTAGTTGCCAATTGGTTGAAGAAAATACCTCATCGTTAAAATGCCACTGGGGTATAGTTCCACTGGCATCGTGTTTTAAAATAGCATCTAATTTACTGTAGGTTTTATAGTCGCCAACAGTATAGTAACCATAATGATCTTTACTCGGCATCGCTTGCTATTTGTTTGCCCCATTGGCTGCGGTTCCATATGCGTTCATGGCAAAAGTATATTACACTGTTGACCACTGTGGTAACTCCGGCTAGGCCAGCTCCAAATGATACGCTACCGGTAATTGCATATCCAATAACAAAGTATTGTATAATCATTAGTATTCGCCAACTGATAACCTTGGCCAGGCTTCTTGGCATGCGTTCTAGATATTGCATTATTTTTCTATTCCTAATTCACAAAATATATGTTGAACTGCTTGGGCTTGGCTTACACAGTCCTCTAGGGCGTTGTGTAGCCCTTCTTTGCCTTTTACCCTTGGATCACCATGTACCTTGAACAGGGTACGACTGTCACAAATTTGCCAGTACTGCCAATTGGGAGTCATGTCATATTGTTTGTACAAGTGCTCGAGAATACCAATATCAAATACTGTACCTTGTGCCCAAATGTTTTTGACTCCGACTAGGAATCGATTAAGCTCTTGTAGCATTTGAGTTACCGGAATACGATCTTCCATGCCCAGGGCTTCTTCTCTAACTGCTTCGGCTTGATCCAACCACCATTGCATGGTGTCTTCACGTACAATTCGTCCGCGAACAATTTGATCATCAACGTCGGGTTTGCAGTAAATGCCCCCGGCTATGTCTTCTCGGGTGTAGGGATTGAATTTAACCGCACCTAAAGTAAGCACCACACAATCCGGGCAAGTACCTAGTGTTTCTATATCAAGCATTATGTCCATAGCAGTATTATATAATATTATTCAATTGTTGTCAACAAATTTGATTTATTTTGGTATGAATCAATGATATTGTTGTGTTTTCCCAGTTGCTTTCCATTATCAATTGATAGTTATGCTCCACTACATCGTGTATCTTTGTCAATACAGTTTGTTGGTCTTGTGTGCACAAGTATTCTACCTGTTGCATGGCTTGGGTCCAACGCTGTTGTGAATCTTCAATTAAATCGTAGCTTTCGTCAATGATGCCGTCAAATGTTTTGAATCCCAAAATTCTAAGGTTTTCTAAATATCTATATCCAGAAATTACCACAAACAGTCTTCGTGCAATAATGGGCTTGATTACTTTTTCTGTAAAAAAAGAAATATTATTATCGGCTCGTGTTTCGGCTATCAATGAATATGCAGTTTGGTTGTAGATGCTGACCGGAATGATAATACTCAAATGGCATTTGATGCCATGATAACTTACCGGTAGAACCGAATGGTCAAATCCCGAATCTAAATCGTCTTGATCAATTACTGTGCCGGGCTCGTATATAAATCCCTCTTTGTTTACTCCATAATTGACAAGACATTTTTCGCTTAGATTATTTTTGTTGATCCAGTGATACACAAAGTCTCGATGTTGTTTATACGATCCCAATAATACATCAAAATACAACGGCTTGGAGTCACGATAGTTGATACTATCAACAACATCGGGTAACTGTTTGTACATGTTGGCCACAGACTCTATCCAGGGCGATTTGATTATGATATTTTTATAACAGTTTATTTTATCTACTAATCCTTGTCGTGTAGATACAAAAAATTTATCAAACTGTTGAATATCAAAATTTGCAATGTTTATTTTCATCTCGGGAACGGTTGCAAAGTTATTGGTCACCCCGGGAAGTATAGCATACACATGGTCTTTGATATAGGGGTTTATATCTTCTCCGTGTAATTCGGTTTGTGCAATAAAAACCATTTTGCTGACTGTTACTGCCTGCGGAAAATATCGATCAAAAAATATTTTATCTGCAGGTTCATTCATGTAGAATCTGTTGTAAAATACAGCAATTTTTGTTGGATCAGTACTGGTCAAATACTCATCAATATCGTAAGTGATGATATGTTCACGTTCAAAGTTATCAAAATAATAAACTCGACCAAGAAGCGATTCCTTGATCAAAAACATGTTTGGACGTACTGGATCCAAATAAATTAACATTATTTTTTAGCAGTCAACAGTTTTTGACTTTCTGCGGCCACAACACGTTGACGCAGGTTGCTGCTCGAGAACGAATGCTCTCGGCTATTGAACACTGTTTCAATTTGCATTGCAACACCTTCATTGCGTCCAGTAAAGTTTGTGTCTTCGTACTCTCGACCCAGTATACGTACATCAATTGGCAGTGTCAGCAATATATCTATTAGGTCTTGTTCGGTGGTGTAGACAATAATTTCATCTACATAACGGCACGATCCCAATTGTATTTGTCGTTCCACAATGCTTTGCACTGGAGGATTTTTACTGTCCGGCCGATCAATTGATGCGTCGGTTTGTAAGCCGGCAATTAAATAATCGCAATGATTTTTTGCTTCGGCCAACATGGCAATGTGTCCGGCATGTAGCAAGTCAAATTGTGAGAAGGTAATTCCTATACGTTTACCTTGGGCTTTGAGTTCTTTAATGTGGTTGAATATCACGTTGTCTCCTTACTTGATTAATGATTAAATTGTATATATCTTGTGTGTTATCGGGATAGGCGCCGTTGAAACAAACTATGTCACTGTGTATATTGAATGTTGATGTTATATAAGAATTTATATATGCTTCTTCTAACAAGTTACATTCTATAGTGTAATCTTGATTGGTTAAAATCTTGTCGATTATGTTTTGACATTTTGCATACGATTGGTAGCCGGTATTTTTACTCATAAACTCGCACCATAACGGATACAGGTCTGTGTTGTAACTCCATCCAATTTTCCCTGCAAACTTTGATAACTCGCCTAAATAAGAATTTAATTTTATGTAATCATAAAAAGCTGTTAGCGGAATTTCAAATGTTGGACGTGCAAAATCACGTTGCACCGATGCTGGCTCGATACCGAATCGGGGTTCGTTGAATTTGGCATAAAACAAATTTCTCAATCTATCTCGCGGATAATTTTGTTGTATGCCAAATTGTTCTACGATGTCGAGTCTATAAGGTTTGTTTTTATCCTCGGTGAGTTTGTCTAAGGTATCAAATTCCAATTGTTCAATATCTAAACTGGTTGCACCACCTCGTATAATTGAATTGTACACAACCGGATAAAACAAGTCAATGACTATTCTTACCACTGCACTCTGCGGCGTCGACTGCATGGGCAAATTGTGATAGGAATAGTGATTTGCTTCGGCTAGTCTATCTTCTAGATATGCCGGAGTCTTGACATGTGATGTACCGTTCTTTTCAAAAGGATTGAATCTTGCGCTTTCAATATCAAACAAATATCGATTGCACAAATACTCTAGAAAATTGCCGTGGCTGCCACTGAAGTAATCAATGAAGACTCGATCAAACTTCATTACTCGGATTCTATTTTTACCTGTAGGGGAAATCCATGACTTCTAGCAAGTATCGTGACTTCTACACCTTTTTGTTCGGCCATCTCGTAGGGTAGTGTTGCTACCACTGCGGATTCTTCGTCGTGTACTCGTTTTGTTAGTGCTTCGGCACCTTCTCTAGCATATCCAAATATACCAGTAAGAGTTTCTACAACAAATTCAAATGTTGTAACTTCGTCGTTGATGTAAACAACGTTAAAATTTTTAGGTTCCTTGTATTCGGGTTTGACTGCAATACGAGGTCTAACTTCTACTTCTGTTTTAGTGTCTGACATATAGATATTTATTAGAACAAGGGCAGAGATTTGCCCTTGTTGTTATTGTACTACCCTATCAATTATTTTGCAAATGATATGGCAATTTTCTTGGGCTTTTGTTCTTCAGGAATTACCTGTTCTAGTGCGATGGCCAAAATGCCATTCTTTACTTTAGCCCCGCGAACTTGGATATGTTCGGCTAGTGGGAATGTGCGAGTAAAGTCTCGGTTACTGATACCTTTGTGTAAGTATTCAATCTCAGTTTCATCTGCACGTTTACGCTCACCTTTTACAGTAAGAACGTTTTCCTTTAGCTCAACATCAATCTCGTCCTCGTTGAATCCAGCTACTGCCAGTTCAATTGCATAGTGTGTGTCATCTAATTTGACCACGTTATGTGGAGGATAATTACCATCTGCTTTACTGTTGGCAAATGTACGATTTAGCTGGTCGAACATTTGATCAAAGCCAATACTGTGGCGATGCAACTGTGAAGCTAATTGTGGTAAGTCGAGGGTGTGAATTGAAAATTGTGTCATGTTTTTCTCCTATTAAGCAAGTTTATGACTGTTGTAATGTAGCCTCGGAATTGAGCACTACACAAGTATTTATTATACGCTGTTTGATATAATATGCAACTATTTTGGCAAGATTAGTACATCTTTTTAGGCAAGGCCTGACTGTCTAATTTCTTTTGCCAACGACGCTTGGCGGCATTTTTGGCCTGCTTGCGCTTTGTTGTGGGTTTGGTATAGAATTCCCGATCGCGCAATTCATTTAGCAGTCCAGATTCTAAGACTTTCTTTTTGAATTTGCGTAGGGCTTTTTCTACGTTTTCATTTTGGACAATAACAGTATTGCCCACTACTTTTTTGAAATTTGGTTTATCGTAATAGCTCATTGTTTATTTATAAAATATTCTTGTGGATTTTTTAATTCACAACTGGGCCCGAATCCAATGGGCCGTGGAACTGTGAATTGCAACTGATCTTCTTGTAATAAAATGGTGTCAACTCGAAACATGATACGGTTCACCCAATCACGATCGTTCATTTCTTCACGGTAAACATAAACATTGAACGAATGGTCGGCATTGATTGTTGCTTCGGCGCAGGCCTGTATTTCTTCGTCACTGGCGCCAATGATCAAGACGCTTTCGACATAATCCGGTGGTGTTATAAAATTACTATGCATATCTGGTGCCCATATAAGTTTGTATCTGTTGTTGCTCGACTTCGCTTAGATCGTCAATGCCGTATTCGCCACTTAATAATTTTTCTGCTAGATATTGAATATAAGCATCGTTATAGGTATAAGCATCTGTGGTGGCCTTGTTGATTTCGATCCACTTGGTGTCGTTCCATTTGAATAGTCTACTGGGTTTGAAATCAGTTCTTAGAAACATATCACCACGCAGGGGATTATTGGGAAAGTCTGTGCCAAATCCAGCTACGGGTTTTCTCACAACAATTGGTTCCTCTACCACCGGGCCTTTGTTTCTTGGCATTGCTTCCGGTTGTGGTTCCTGTGTTGCTTTGAATCTTGGAGCAGTTTCTGGCACTGTATTTGATGCAGTTTCTGGTAGTGGTTCTCCGGCCAAGTCAGCAACGATCTCGGACTGCATATCTTTGGTCATCTCGACAGATGTTTGTTCCTCCACCACCGGCTCTGCAATTTCTGTTATTGTTGGCACAGTGTCACTGACACCAACGTTAACTGTTTCTACCGGAACAATGTTTACCGGTTGTGATTTTGCAACCAATTCTTCGTAGACTTGATTCAATTGATAATTTAGTTTGTTGATTTCTTCAGTCAACACCTGCTCACGTTGCATACTACGAAAATGCAAATCTGAAATTTTGTTATAATCTTCCTGATTCTGCTTGACAAAATCGATTAAATCATCTCGATCTTGTTCGACCAAGGCAATATGCGTTTGCAATTCTTCAAGTCTTGGATCGGACTTTACTACGTCTACAGGAATATCTAATGGCACAGACTCGGCTACTGTAAATGGAGTTAGCTCAACAGGATCCAATTGCGAGTCTAGCAAGTCGGCGACTTGACTTTCTTGTTCACGTGCTTGTTCTACTGCATCATCTAATGTGGAAAATGTTTCACTGTCGAGTTTAGTCTGTGCGTCGTCAAGTTCGGGAACTTTGCGCGGTTTTTTATCTTCTCGTATCCAGGCAAATGTCATTTGACTTGCCAACAACATTACAACTGCCAATGGATCAAATACCACCACAATTAAGATAATGACCCAGGTTACTGCTCGTTCCAGTATCGACGCATCCGGGTTCGAACCATATACAAATGCCGCAATATACTTAATCGGACCAACCTCTGCTTCGACCTTACGATTCTCTGCAGCAAACGGCGCTCTTTCATCTTGGATAATAGCAATTTTCTTCTGACTCTCCAGGATTTCGTTCTGAAGTCTTGATCTATCTTTGAGTTGACTACGCCGTATCTCGTTGGCCTTCGTCGCACCTTTTTCATCGTCCGTTCTACTAAGAACTTGGTCAACTGCCGCATCCATTTGATTAAGCTGTTTGCGGTCAGCCTCAATATTATCTTTTTCGGTTTTAATTCGTTCGTCATATATTGCTACCTTTGCTTGTACATCGCCACTTACTAGAGTTTGATCACTGTGTGCTTTGGAGAGATATCCAAAGCAACCTAGTGTAGTTATCATCATAAGAATACAAACTGATACTACACCATAAGACCTCATTAGTAATGGTGCTTTTTCCCAATAGGCTTTGATCCAACTTGCTATAACCAATTTACCTACACCTAAACTAATTCCCATAATTGCTATAGGAATAGGTGCGGCTGAGAATATAGCCATCAAGCCCATTATAGAATAAAATTCTGCTACTCCGGATATTGCTAGTCCGGATAATAAAAGTAAGATTGATAATATCATTTTTTGTGTTTACAGTTGTTGAAGTGCCATCGATTCATTGCCCCAGAAGGCCCGCTTAAATTACAATGTGGGCAAATAACTATAGGATTGTTATTAGGTTTACCTTTTTGACTAATAGACATTTTTTGTCGAATTTCTCTAGACCTCTCATCTCCAAAAATCTCCGAATAAGATTTACCTGATCTTAGTTTATCTGCCGTTAACTTTTGTGCTTTAGAAAGTGCCTGCTTATGGGAATCTGATTTTAACTTCCCCTTTAATGCCTCTGATACTTTTCTACCGTGACCTTCTGGTTTTGGCTTCCTTAATTTTTCAAGGTAAACTGGATCCAATGCTTTTAATTGATTTGCTTTTTTATAATTTCCTTTTACTTTTTCTGATTTCGGCTTTCTCATTTTCTTTTTTGTTATTTCAGAATGAGCCCATAGGACAAAATTACCATCTCCATTGTCTTGATTATAACTTCTATCATCATTTTTTGCATCCAATAAGGATAAAATTTCTCCTTCAAGATTTCTTATCTCAATTGGATTTCCCGTGAATAAAATCTCTCGTTTCCATTCGATTGGAGATTCCTTTATTAAAGGTTTTACTAAATTACTAGAACAAATATACCCGTCATCGGGATGACAATTTTTACCGGTTCTAGATCCAATATACCATTTTAAAGTTGGAATGTGTGTCCATTTGTAAATATATGCGATTGTCATATACTTATTTATGGGGATTGCTTAAAAACCCAAATAAAAGATGTTTAGTCGCTTATTCTACTATGATACTGCATCAATGTCAAGGGGTTTGGTTAAATGGTATTGTTACCAATTGCAGTTACAAATAGATTGCCCGTTGTGCCATCAAAGTTAAAATATTTGATATACATACTCGGGTGTGATGTAACAAAAATACTAGAACCGTTTGTAGATTGCCCGCTAGACACCCCGTGATTGAACTGTGTGCTGCCGCCAGCCGGACTCATTACCAGCACTTCCACTGTTTTGCCTATTGTAGTTGCTAGGTTGATCAAATTGGCAGTGAGAGTTGTACCGGGCCCGGTTGTGTGTACATGTATCAAATCGTCTGTATCAAAGTTGATTGGAACCACATTGGCCACTAGGGTGGGCTGTGTTGCATTGTGGGTAATACCCTTGGTTGAACTAAAAGTCCCATTAACAGCAACATTGCCGGTGTTTAACGTCTTACCCGCGGCCATAACAGTGTTACTATTTAATACTAAATTTGCAGTGCTATTAGTGAGACCAATTTGTATATCAATGTTGCCTGTAGTGGATTGGATTGTGTTATCGACAAACTTTAATTGACCAACTTGTAACTGGTTGGCTCCGTTGACTTGTAACACACCGTTTGTAACAGTAAGTGCTGCACTTATTGCGGCGTTAGCAGTATCTTGGATGTATATTGATCCCGGACCAACATAGACACTCTTCCATTTTCTGGTCCCACTACCAAGGTAATATGTATTATCAATGCCAGGAGTTAAGTTACCACCGATGTTGCTGTCTGCGGTTAAATTAATACCTGCAAATGTCGGAGTGGCATTTGCAGAAACATCCTGCCCAATACTAACAGTAATAGCACTGCCTAAACTAACAGTGCCACCGCCCGTGACGCCTGTTCCTGAGTTTACTGTGACTGTTGAATTTTGTAATTTAACGTTTTGTATACTGCTTGCAGCCAATGCACCGATAACATCAGCATTGCTTAATGTTATAGCACCAGTACGTGTATTGAATGTTGTTACTCCGTTGGCGCCGACTGGAATTCTTTCCCAAGTTGCACCGTTATAAATTACCCAGTCGCCTGCAACAAAAGTGGACCCTAGGTTGGTACCACCGGTAGTAACTGCATATTCATATCCAGTTGTACCTACGCCATTGGCCAGTGTTGGTACGTTGGTATTAGCGTTCCATGTGCCTTGATAACTTACTCCGCCTAACAACGAAGTAGGAATTTGTGATAATGTAAGTCTACTTGCGCCGTCTAATGTAGCAACACCGCTAGCTGCTCCAAGTTGTGTTAACGGGATAGCCGCGGTATTTTGTGATGTTAAATCAGCAAAAGTAATACCACTACTGTCTATTGTAAGACTACGACTAACACTATTGCTATTAATGGCAGTAGTCCAAAACTGTATGTTGCTGCCTTGGTTAGTTCCGGTTTGATCTTGGCTGGAAACAAAATCTATACGAGTTGTACTTAATGCGGGCCATCCTGCGCTAGTATAAGGAGTAGCACTAACTCGACTAATGATGTTGCCATTTAATACTTGAGTCGGAGCCCCACTGGATCCGTTATATCTTCGTCCTACGTAAGCAGCATAGCCCGATTGGCCATCGTTATAGATTCTACTGGCGTTGTTTGTCTGACCTGTTACGTGAAGTAACACCCCGGTATTTTGTGGGCCTTGAACTGTGTGGTCCGGATTGCCAATAATATCAATACCCGAGTCTAAAGAGTTAACTACCGGTACATAAAAATTGATAGTTTTGTTAGATAAACTTTCTATTAGAACATCGCCAGATGGAGATTCAGTAACAAAATTACCAACTATATACACATTACCTGTGCCATTACTAGCAATAGTAAGATCTTGATTTGTGCCAGTGGAACTCATTGTAGCCCCATTGAACACTATATTGCCGATTCTATTACTACCTAGAGCAATAGGATTACCACCAGGAGTAACCCCGTCACTAATCCTTAAGTTACCAGTCTGTTCGTTGTAGAACATATGGCCCGGTTTGCCGACATATATATTACCGTTTGTACCGTTTGCTCTACTAGTAAATAATTTTTGGATTGCCATCGGGACTTAACCTTCCCAGGGTTCGTCTTCGTCTGCAATATGTGCCAACAATGTGGGCATTGCCGTCATCATGGGCATGCCAGCGTTGCGTTTCATGATCGTT